GAGTTCTTTGTATAACTACTCATCTTCGTCGTCGTGGTCTATAGTTTTTTCATCACCCATCAGCATACGCTGTAATTCTGTAGTAGACCCGACAAATAGATTATTATTAGTAGTTGTTGCTTCGGCAGGTTTGTCTTCTTTCTGAAGTTCTTTTTGTTTCTTGTTGAGATCCATCAACTTATCGTTGACATCAGCGATCCCCTTGATCATGTTAGACAATACTTCGAACGCACGTGGGTGTTCTGACTCACGCGCCACCTCAATCATCAAATCAAGTGATTCACGGCCCTTTTCGATTAGTTCGTAGTATGTATCACGAGAATACTCGTAATCTTGTTCGTGTACGAAGTTTTTCTTCTGGTCTTCGTCAAATAAAGCAGGTGGTTTGCGACGATCTGGCATCATGTCTCACTCGTGAAATCATTATCATTTATTTGCACTTCAAATCCATAATCACTTTCTGGACTCACATCAATTGGGTCTGGGGTAACTTGAATATTCTCAACAAACCCTGCTCCATCATCATTATCTATAAGGTTCAAGTTGGTGTTGACTTCGCGAATAATCGGAGAAGTATTTTCTGGTCCATAAAAGTTTACGCGCATATCGAAAGACATAGTATAGATAATCGTACGACGTTGTTCTACTGGACCTTCGAAGTCATCCTGAAAACTAACACCCGTTAAACTAATCGGAACATCTTCTTTGATAGTTGGTTGGTCGATAAATGGTTTTACAGTTATAGTATATTGTGGTGCAAAGTATGGTATAATTTGCTCAACCACTTGCAACGCATCGTCCTGAGATCGCGCATAAACATTTAACTCAAAGGACAACGTGTATGGGACGCCAACATAATACTTTTCTGCGCGTTGATTGTTGGTTGAGATAGAGAAGTGATTTAGTTTGGGTAACTGCCTCTGTGCATCATATGAGATGGAGGTAACTTCGAATGACATACGTGGAAGTTTGAGTGCAACACGACGTTCTGCCTGTTCACCCTGCGTCATTTCTTCTAGACGTTCAATGAATGAACGCGCAGGGGCATAGGACAAAGGAACCTTTACTTGAGATAATACCTTTCCGCTATTATTTGTTCTTAAAACATGTATATTATCAAACATAGAACCGAACAAGGCCACACATGACCTTACTCGTTTATGATAAAAGTGTCCGCCCATCATTAGACTATATCTCCAAACGGATTCGACTCACTGAAGTCTAGGAAGTCATTCGCAAAGTCATCGAACTGTGGTTTCTGATCAAGACGGTCAATTTCATTGACACCTTCATCTTGAGAGGATGGAGTCAGTTGCGCATTCGCGCCTATGACTGCTCGATCTGTTGCCCATTCGTGGTACTTACCGTCTGTGCCACCAGTGTGCGCAATCTTTAATAGACGTGTCTCGCTGTTGAATGCGGTCACCTCACCTTCTAGTGTAAATGTATCAAAGACCTGCTGAACCGTCTCACCAACGGTGTAGTATTGATCTTCTGGACCCACCTCCATGACCAACTCATACTGGAATGCGTGTTCTTCTTCGACTTGGTCGATTTCCTCGATACCTGTGTCGAAGTCTTCATCTGAGAACTCGAACAATTCGCACTGCATACGGAACAGCGGTAATTGTGACAACTGGTAGAACGGAGATTCAGTAAAGACACGTTTGACTTCAAACAGTGATTCTGTCAAAGGCAAGAAGATAAGGTCACCTTCACGTGGACGGAACTGGTATTCTTCTGCTAGTCGATCACCAACCAACTCTCTCCATCGACGACGTGCGATGACAAACGTGGCTTGGTCTCGCAACTCGATACCAAACTTAGTAAACAGATCGCCCTCGCCCTCGAACCCTTCTGCATTCTCGATGTAGGTTTCTACTTTGTATGCGTCAGAGAACTGCGACTGAATTGCATCTAGGAAAATGTCTTCACGCTCGACCACTTCCCTTGGGAGATAGTAAACGTCCTGACCGTAGAACTTGATAGCCTCGATGACGATGTCCTCGTAAAGATTCTGTTCGCCACGATTCTTTAAACTGATATATGGATTAGTTGGCATGTCTTACCCCATGAAGAACATTGGGCCTTCGTCTTCGTCCATACGGAAGCGCTCAATAATTCTTTCAATGTCTGCAAGTGCATCTTCATAGATAAGACGTGCGTTAACGGTAACACCGCCAGGCAATGCCATACCGTCGAATTTAATTAGGTTAAGGCCCCACTGACGCTTGATCAATGCGGTTGCATATTCTTTTAGGAAACGATGATTCCATAGAGAGTTATACTCGTTGATAGTATCGTCTGGGTTTCGAATGCCATACACCTCAAAGACAATATAATCGTTTAGTTCTAGTTTGGTTTTCGACATATGCAAATTAATGCGGTTGTACTGTCGGTCGAAAGTAATCTGAGGAAGACCGCCTAGCTTCATATCAAGTAGGGAGAGATGCTGTTGCATTGATTCGTAGTGCGCAAGGTCACCAAGAATACCGCCTTGACGTGTGAAATCGGATACGGTATAATGCATTACTTGCCATGCGTCACTAAACCATCCACGGTGGGCAGTACTGAACGTCATAGGGACCATACGGACAACTGATGTGAGGTCAAGATTATCGTCTAGATCAACATACTGATTGTCGATATCTGTCTGAGTAATCTGGTGCTTCAGATAGTATCGCTTAGAACCGTCCGGATGGTTTTCACGAAACCATTGTAACGCCTCGTCAATACGATCGTCAAGCTGTTCTTCGTCAATGTTGACTTCAACTACTGGATGACCCAGCGCACGTAGGCAGTAATCCATCAACTCTTCTCTGCTTGTAGAATACATTGTCAGTTTCCGAAATTTATTATAATTCTATTTATACGTTTTTTAAAGTAAAAAAAAGGGAGACCGAAGTCTCCCCTTATTATCACTAAAGAGTGATTAGTTTACTAGGGCACCATTTGCGTCATAGACGTTGATACGGTAGTACGAACCATGTTGTCCGTCTAGCTTATCAGCATCCTTCGCGCTGTCTGGTGTGATAGCAGCTTCAGTTTCTGCAACGTCTAGAGAGAACTTACCAGTTGACTCATTGTAGTCGATGCAAGAGTTATCGTCTGCCGATACACAACCACGTGCACGTACTTCTGTGAAGTATAGGTTTGTTGAACCTTCAGCAAGATCGTCTGTATCTAGTGCGATCTTAGTCCACGCAGAACCGTTGTAAACTTCCCAGTGATCTGAAGTCTCATTCCAACGAACCTGTACTGCAGATTCGTCTCCACGTAGAACGCGGATACCAGCGTGCTCTGTTGGAGCACCTGAAGTTAGGTTTGAGTTTAGATCAATGATGTTGTCTGCTAGTGAGATAGTCTCGCTGTTTACAGTAGTAGTTGTACCTGAAACAGTTAGGTTACCTTCAACGATGACGTTAGAGTCGAATGTACGGTCACCAGAGACTGTACCCGCTGCGATAAGTGTATCAACATACAACTTAGTTGCAACGTCTAGATCTGCAGTTGGGGCACCAACATTCTCGATCTTGTGAGTCTGCATGTTAACAGAACCACCGAATCGAGTAGATGCACCACCGACTGTAGAGATAGTCTCACCGACTGACAATACTAGGTCTGACTTGATCTGGATACTTTCGTCGCCAGCGTTCAAGTCGATTGAACCACCGCCGGTTGCACCGAACGATAGATTCTGACCTGCGTCTGCGTACATAGTGATTGTACCAGAGTTGTCCTCAAGAATCTTAGTACCATTTAGGTATAGAGATCCTGGTCCAATGTATAGGTCTTTCCAGACCTTATCTGGTGTACCAAGACTGTACGTGTCAGTTGTAGCAGGAACTAGGTTTTGATCGATAGCAGAACCATCGAACGCACCCGCATCAATCTGTGCTTGTAGAGATGCGTCAGCAGCTTGGAATGCAGCAGTAACATCTGAGTCAGCAGCTTGGAATGCAGCAGTGATACCTGAAGTATCTGCGACAGCAGCAACAAGTTCATTAATCGCTGGAACAACCTGAGTTGCAGTCGTTTCAAGAGGAGTTCCACTACCACTTATCAACTCTGCCTTACTAAATGTTACTAAACTACCACCTACTTGATTGCTATCAACTAGTGTCGTATTAACTACTAACAGAACGTCTTGTGAGTAAGAGAATGTCTGCGTGTACGAACCATTCGCCGATTGAGGTCCACTGGTGAACAACGCCTCTGACATGTTGGACATACCATCGCCATTCCAGCTAGTAGGCATAATGAAGAATGTAGGAGCAAGTCCGGATGGACCAGTCCATTCAGAATTAAATGTCCAACTTCCTGCTGGCAACACAACACGAGGAGTGCTGATATAGTGAACACCTCCCACCGGATTACCTTCAGTCCATTCACTTGTTGATATTTCAGGACCCGAACCTTTAACAAACGTTTCCAGAGTTGAGTGGTTAGATGCATTTACCGCAATCGCAGCTGCGTTTGCTTGCACGTCAGAATCTAGATCCGAAGTATCAGAAACACTTGCAGTGATCTGTGACTGTAATGACGCCTCGGCAGCTTGTGCACGAGTAGTCTCTGCCCCGATCGCTGTTGTGTTAGCAGATACAGATGTAGAGTTTGCAGTGATCAAAGACTGAATGTCGCTATCCGCATTCTGGAACGCGTCAACAACTTCCTTGATTGTGTCTAGAGACTCAACCGAACCACCGATAACATCACCGATACGACCGTCAACATATGACTTAGATGCCGCGTCCGTTGATGCTACTGGAGTACCTAGATTGTGGATCAAGTTACCAGACATATCTACGTCTGACATCATTTGGATGTCTTCAGAAGTGTCGTCGTAACCGATTGAACCACCGTTAGAACCAACGTTGATTCCACTCTCGAATGTTGCTGAACCAGTAACTGTTAAGTCACCAGTGTTGACACCAGATGAGATCGCAGAAATGCTTGCAGATAGATCTGAGTCAGCGGCCGCACGAGCAGCTGCTTCAACTACGATTGCGGCAGTGTTAGCCTGTTCTGCAGCCGTCGCACGAGTTACCTCGTTAGAGATTGCAGTAGCATTTGCCGCGATGTTCGTATCTTGAGTGTTACCCTTTGCCGAACGAGCACTTGACTCTGCTGCGATATCTGCAGCCAATGCAGCCTCTGCCGCAGTTGCGCGAGCAACTTCGTCAGCGATTGCTTGAGTGTTTGTAGCAACGTCACCCACAATGCTAGTGTCTGCACCAGAAAGTGCCTGTAGTTCAGTGTGTACTTCGTTGATCGCACCAACTACTGTTGAAGCAGATGTCTCTAGAGAAAGTGTAGAAGAAGCATCACCCACAAATAGATCAGTAATAAACCAATTATGACCGCCATATTCTGCATCGGTGCTCCCTTGAGAAAATAAAATATCCACAACTATCTCATTTTCGTTATACCAAGACAGAGTGAAATTACCACCTGAGTTAAACGGCTCATTTGGTACTGGACCAGCGATCGTTTGAGCACCAAAAGTATCATATTGAGATGTGGTAGAACTTGACGTGAAGTTATAACCTGCATCACGAGCATTCGCAATGACATGATTAGAAGTAGTTCCTGAGTTTAATCCAGTTGGAACTATGATAAAATGTCTGCCATGATCCAAACTAGGAATATTGTCTGAAGCAACATTCATTGAAACAGTGATTGTGGTATCAGCAGGTAGCGTGACCGTCTGTATAACTTTTGTTGGTCCGCCATCGCTGCTATATTCTAAATCGCCATTTGGAGACACAGTGACAGTATTTCCGCCATTGCCCTGCCAGTTTGATGGTACAACTAAGTTTGTAGTAGCGCCATCACCAACGAACGCATCTAAAGTTGAGATTGCAGATGAGTTTGCAGTCATCAATGTCTGTAGATCGCCATCCGCACCTTCGAACGCAGCAACAACTTCTTGCAACGTGTCTAGTGTTTCTGGAGATGTACCAACAATCGCATCAATCTGATCCTGTAGCGCAAGGTCACCTGCAGTTACAGAAGCAGAAGTTGCGTAAGAAGATAGATCTGGTGCAGGAATCGCGTCGATTGCAGTCTGACGTGCAGTTGCTTCAGCTGCAATTGCAGCAGTGTTTGCTGTGATTGCAGCGGCGTTTGCTGCGACCGATGTAGTCAATGAAGTGTCAGTACCTGATAGACCATTGATCTCAGCCTGCATATCATTTGTCTTGTCTTCAAGATAGTTGATAGCAGGAACAACACCTGAGTTAGGGACAATGACCTCTGGTGAATATTGATATTCGTAAACTGTAGGTGCAGCGAAGTTTGCTCTTTGACCAAACCCATTATTACCCGAACCTTGTAGGGTTGTGGTTGGGTTTAGAGATGGTGTCCCAGTGTACGTATCTAATGCAGTTAGATCATAAAGCCAAACCACACCATGACCTGTGACCGCAGCTGTAGTACCAACAACATCGAAGTAGTATACTCCCTGTGTTGTAGATAACGTACCCGCAATCATATTCCATTGTTGACCATAACGTTCTGCAGGTTGATTAGATGATACATCAACTCCCTGTAAAACATTATCTGAATCAAAACGTATGAAGCTTATTGTTTTATGGTCTGAATTGAATGGTCCGTAGAAAACAAATGTGTCTCCAGAAACACTGTCATACCTTCTCAATGTTTTAGTCTTGATTCCCGTACTCATCACTTTAGGTTCTGCGGACAAATCGGTTAAATCATATACTGCGATCCAACCCATACCATGATTAGCGTTACGACTAACCGCAACAACTAGATTATTGCCAACAATTAATGCATCACGGAATGTATATCGATATTTTTCATTATCACTGTCATCACCTAATAGATATGAGCTTAGAAAATGTAAATTCGTTGGATCTACGGAAGGATCACCCGCCCAATCCATAACATATATTCCGTCGGTATTATTATAATTACCGCCGCGCCAGATTAACAATTTACCGTTATCGTAGACTGCTTCTTTGTAGTTGCCATTATATACTGCATTACCAACCATTAAATGGCTGTGTATTTTTACAGGAACAGAATTAATATCTGTGTCCGGTTTCCACAAATAAGTAGCAGTTTGTGTGGAGTTTTGATTGTATCTATGACTGATTATGAACCCGTCAAGATCAGATGACCATCTCCAAATACGATAAGTCTCACTTCCATCTGTTACATATGGTTGTATGTGAGTTAAGTTACCAAGAGAAGGGTATCCTGGCTGAGTTAGATCTCTCGCTTCATATGTACTACCGTTTGGATTGTATATGAACAAGTAGTTTTTACTTAAAAATGCCTGGCCACCTTGCGACATATTCGCATAGAAGTTCGCCAAGTTCGCACCAGTTTTTGCATTATATAATCTTACTTCGTCTCCGTTAATAGCGATAAGGTGACCGTCCAACGCAGTTGGGAATTCGCCTGGCACCATAACGGTTATAGGTGTTTCTGGGGTAATCAGAGATGCGCCCGCACCTACTGAGTTTTGTAGATCAGCAACTGATTGGTTGGTTTGTGCAACCAATAGTTGTAGATCTGCGTCTGCGCCTTCATAGGCTGCGACAATCTCTTGAAGTGTATCAAGAGTTTCTGGTGACGTACCAATAATGTTTTCGACTGCAGTCTCTAGGGCAGAGACATCAGCTTGAAGCGGGACCAACTGGTCACTTACATCGGAAACAACGGTACCGTCAGCATTAATTACAGTAATGCCACCGACGACCACTTCACCAGTGACATCGAGACCATTCTGTACTCTGAACTTTTTATTTGTACTCATGTTTGTTTACCTTTAGGAAAAACTTTGAAAGATGGGGGGAGACTGATTCTCCCCCCGATTATGATTTAAGTTAAGTTCTTATACGTCAACGCTAGTCTTGACAACCTTGACTACCGCACCTGCAGATACTGCAGTGTACGTTAGTTCAACGGAGCCTGAAGACATCTGTACGTCTGTATCACCTAGTAGGCTTGAGCCTGTGAATACAATACCATACTCGTTGATGTATGCAGTAGTTCCATCGTGGACAACCATACACTCACGTACTTCGTGCTCGCCGTTTAGGTCAACAGTTACGATGAACTTTGCAGCGCGAGTTGTAGAAGCGTTGAATGAAGATACTACAGTAGCAGATGTGCCGACTAGTACGTCGTTGCTCTGTACTGCTGGCTTGATGTTGTCAGCAAACGTTTCAACACCAACAGACTTAGGATCTAGGACACCAACTGAGTTAGTAGACTGAGCGATGATAACCGCCTGTGTACCAACTGGGATAGCAGAAGTGAATGTGATCTGCTGGTTAGCTGAGTCGATAGAGTAGTGAGTTGATGGATCCTGAATTACACCACCTACGAATACGAATGCGTTAGCTTCCGCAACTTCGAAGTTTAGTGCAAATACAGTCTGTGCACCGTCACCGTTTAGTGTCTGACGTTTTGCGTCATTAAACTGTAGCTGTGCTGGATCAACAAGCTCAATACCAGTTCCGTCTGTACGTACGCGAGCAACATATCCTGCCTTATCAGTACCTAGAGATGAATCAGTAACGTCTTCCAACTCAACGAATGCCTTACCAGTTGATACTGATAGAACACCTGTTGCGCTGTCGTACGATACGTCACCTTCACCGTCTACGTCTGTGACAGAGAATGCAGCACGTGAACGTGCGTCTGTGTAGTATAGGTTTGAACCTTCTGTTAGGTCATCCGTAGTAAACTGTGAGATGTGCTGTGCAGCAAGACCTGCATCCAACTGACCCTTGTTTACTGCGTCCTTAGTGTTAACACCGTTTGCAACGTCAACGATCTTGTTGTTGCCCATGTTAAGGACACCAGACATAGTATCGCCAGACTTAGATACCTTAGTATCTACTGCAGCCTGTAGGATTACGTCAGCAGCTGCAAACTCACCACGAATTGCAGTGTCTTCTGCGATACGAGTTGAAGTTTCAGTTGCAATCGCCGCAGCGTTAGCCGCGATGTCAGTTTGGTTCTGAGTGATTAGACCCTGCATAGTACCGTCTGCTGACTGGAATGCAGCGACGATTTCTGTTAGTGAGTCTAGTGCAGCTGAATCAGTGTTAGAAGTGATGAAGTCAATCTGATTTTGTAGAGATGACTCAACACCCTGCGCACGTGAAGATTCAGTAGCGATTGCTGTTGCGTTTGTTGCGATGTTTGTAGCGTTTGCTTGCTCTGCAGTTGTTGCACGTAAAACTTCTGCCGCTAGAGATGCAGTTAGATCTGAATCACCAGCGATACGAGCAGCTTCTTCTGCATCAATCTGTGCCTGTAGAGATGACTCTTTGGTTAGGCGGTTGTTGTCAACTGCTTTAATAGCTGCATCCAACTTCGCGTCTGCATCTGCTAGAGATGTAGATAGATTGATGTAGTTTGTGCCTGATGGCTGTGCGTAAGTACCGTCTGCGTTGACACCAGCTGCAGTTTGAGTTGCAGTCATTTCTGTCTCAACAACAGTTACGCGTGAGTCTAGTGCGTTATCAGCAACTTGACGTGCGTTGATCTCTGTGTCGATCTTCGCGTCTAGTACGTCGTCTGCGTTTTCACGTAGAGTCGCTTCTGCAGCAACGATGCCGTCAGCGTAAGTCTTAGCTGCCGCTTCTGCATTGTTTGCCTTAGTAGTAGCATCTGCCGATGCGTTTGCAGTAACAACTGCGTCTGCCGCGATGTATGCGTTAGTAACGACAACGTCTGCCGCTGCAAACTCAGCACGGATAAGTGCTTCTTCGCCAGTAGCGCGAGTAACTTCTGCTGTGACTTGAGTTTGTAGTGAAGATACGTCTGAATCGTGACCGTCGATACGAGCAACTGCCGCGTCTAGTTCACCGTGTACTTCGTTGATACCACCAACTAGAGTTTGTGCAACTGTGTCTAGGACAACACTTGCATCACCGACTTTAGCTTCTAGAGCGTCGATGTCTGCTTCGTTAGTAGTTAGTCGAGTATTCTGAACAACCTGATCAGAATCGATACCATCAACACGACCTTCTAGTGAAGTAGCACGTGCTTCAACCGCATCCATTTCTGACTCTAGAGTTGCAACCTTAGCTACTTCTCCATCAAGTTCAGTGTGTAGTTCGTTGATCGCACCAGTAGTAGTAGTTGCAACTGTTGCTAGGGTTGTAGTACCAACCTTCGCTTCTAGGGCATCGATATCACCTTCATTGACAGTCAAACGTCCACCTTGAGCAGATTGCTCTGTCTCAAGTGCAGTTGCACGACCTTCTACTAGAGTTGCACGTGACTCAAGGTCAGTTGCGCGTACTTCTAGAGCGTCGATGTCGCCTTCGTTGACAGTCAAACGACCAGAGTTTGCAGAAATAACATTCTGTAGGTCTGAGTCTGCGTCTTCGAATGCAGCAACGATTTCTTGTAGAGTGTCTAGAGTTTCTGGTGAAGTACCTACGATGTTGTCAACACGTGTTGTTACCGCGTCAACGTCAGTACGTAGACCTGACTCGATACCAGTAGCACGAGTTACCTCTGCCGCTAGGTCTTGAGTTAGGGTTAGTTCAGCAGCTGTAGCACGAGCGATTTCCGCAGATAGATCTGAATCTAGACCTGAGATAGCAACTTCGTTCGCGTCAACGTCTGTGCGTAGACCAGATTCAACACCAGTTGCACGAGTTACTTCCGCATCAATGTTAGCTTGTAGAGTTGACTCTGCTCCTGTCGCACGAGTAACTTCATCAGCGATAGCCTGTGCGTTTGCCGCTTCTGCAGCTTGTGCACGTGTTACTTCATTTGTCAAGTTAGTTGCGTTAGTTGCAATGCTTGCAGTGTTTGTGTTAACATCTGTACGTAGACCTGACTCGATACCAGTAGCACGAGCAATCTCAGCTGCAATTGATGCAGATAGATCTGAGTCAGCACCTGAACGAGCAACAATTTCTGCGTCGATGTTGTTCTGTAGAACTGTGTCTGCGTTTGCACGAGCAGTTGCTTCTGAGTCGATGTTAGACTGTAGAGTCGCATCGCCAGTTGCACGTGCAACTTCTTCTGCACGGATGTCTGTCTCGTTTTGAGCAGCAAGTGCTTCAACATCGTCCATCTCACCTTCTAGTGCAGTGGTGCGTAGAGAAAGTGCGTCGTCCGCAGCAATACGTGCAGCTGTTTCAGTTGCAAGTTGCTGTGTAGTGAAGGTATTTGCTTCTTGCTTAGCAGTTAGGATACGTGCAGTGATAGTGTTGCCTGCAGTACCGTCTACTGTTGCGTCACCAATTAGTGCAGTGTCTTGTGCATCAGCGTGTGCGATTGCAACGGCCTGGTGCGCGTCTGCCTCAACGTCTGTGTAAGCTTTAGCAGCTGCAAGAACGTCTGAGTCACGGTTAACGTAATCTAGTTCGATGTTATCGATCTGAGTTTGTAGACCAGCATCTGCAGTACCACGAGTTGCCGCTTCCGCGTCAATGTTGTTTTGTAGTGCAGTGTCCGCAGCTGCGCGTGTAGACGCTTCAGTTGCGATTGCTGTAGTGTTTGAAGATACTAGTGCAGAGATGTCTGAATCTGCATCTTGGAACGATGCAACGATCTCTTCTAGTGTATCTAGAGTTTCTGGGGATGCACCCAAGATATCTGTAACTTGTGACTGAACAGCATCAACGTCTGTACGTAGACCCGCTTCAACACCTGTCGCACGAATTACTTCGTTTGCTAGGTCAGTAGCGATTGTTGATTCTGCAGCAGTTGCACGAGCGATTTCTGCGTCTAGACCTGCTTGTAGGTCTGAGTCTGCAGCTTCGCGAGCAGCTGTTTCAGCAGAAAGATCTGTTTCTGCGTCTGACTTTGCTTCTGCCTTAGCAGTTGCGATGCGGTCAGTTACAGTGTTGCCAACAGTACCGTCTACAGTAGCGTCACCGATCAATAGATCATCGTGATCCTTCGCTGACTGTAGAGTTGCAGCGTCACCAGAGTTAATCAATGCAGTCATGTCTGTGCGGACAGCAGTGTCAGCAACAGCACGTGCAGAGATTTCGTCTTGGATTGACTGTGCGTTCGCAGCTTCTGCCGCTGTTGCACGTGTTACTTCGTCGGCAAGATCTTGAGTTAGAACTGCTTCTGCAGCTGTTGCGCGTGTAACTTCAGCAGCAAGGTCTGTCTGTAGATTGTCTACATTACCTTCTTCTGTAGTCATACGTGCGTCAAGTGCGTTATCGCCTGCGATACGTGCCGCTTCTTCTGCAGCCAATGCGTTAGTTAGAGCAGTATCACCTGCAGTACGAGCAGAAACCTCTGCAGTAATCTGTGATTGTAGATCAGCTTCTGCAGTAGTTGCACGTGTAACCTCGTTAGAGATTGCAGTTGAGTTAGCGATTGTTGATGCAGTTAGAACGCTATCTGCATCTTGGAATGCAACAACGATTTCTGCAAGCGAATCCAATGCAGCTGGATCAGTGTTGCTTACGATGTTGTCGATACGAGTTGTTAGAGCAGAGTCTGCAGTTTGATATGCAAGTTCAATTGCATCTTCACGTGCAGTTGCGCGTACAACTTCTGCGTCGATATCAGCTTGTAGTGCGTTGTCAGCAGCAAGACGTGTCGCTGCTTCTGCGTCGATGTTTTGTTGTAGTAGTGTCTCAGCAGCTTGTGCACGAGATGTCTCTGTTGCAACCGCGTCAGCGATGTCTTGAGCAACAGCAGTCTTTGCACGAGCGTCTGTGAAGTAAAGGTTTGACCCTTCGCTTAAATCGTCTGTAGAGAAAGAAGCGAAGAAATCGTCAGCACCGATTTTCTTTAGCGAGTCGGAACCTACGTCATACAAAAGGGTAAAACACTCTGCAGGGTTTAACATTCCCTGTAGTTCTGCTTGTCCTTGTACCGCGCTTTCGTCTAGCTTGGTATTGATGACCGCTTTGTCGGCTAATGCTGGGGATTTAATCTGCCTAAATGCCATTAGGTTAATCTCCTAGTTAGTGTTATTGGAATTAAACGTTTAAATAATATACTAACGAAATTTAATGTAGATGTCCGTTCCTTGCGGAGGGATCTCAAAAAACTGAATAGTATCATCAATGGTTTCATAGATCTCTTCAGGGTGTTGAAGAACATCGTTCACCCATACATCAATTAAGTCATCACGAGATGGGGTACCGTTCAAAGTGAATACTGCAGTATCGCCAGGAGCAATGATCGATTGTGCTTCTGGAATTACAGTTCGATCATTCGTTGATGAAGAGGTACCCTCGATATAATCGAATAACGCAGTTTCTTGACCAGGCGTTGCAGAAACCTGATCCTGCTTCTGTTTCGCAAGATTGAATAGACTTTCGGCAAGTACCCTATTAAAGGACTTATTATTGATCATATCGTGGAATACTAAGGATGGTTAATATACTGTTTTTATTTATATTAAAAACGAGTTTAACCGAACAATTAATTTTAGGTTAACTGTGACAAAATAGACTTTATTTCCTGAATATCACTATCCAGACCATTAAGTCTAGTATTAATCTGATCAATGTCAGATTGAGTGGCGACATCTTCGCCGTTGAGTTTGTACTGTCCAAGTAGCTGGACGCCTGTGTCGTCCATGATAAACCTTTCATCATTTTGATATTGCATCTTGAATTGACTGTCATTGAAACCTAAGTGTTTGATGACAGTGTCAGTTCCGTTATGATAAAGGCGAGTTTCTTCGTTTGTACCTAATGTCAATGAGAAATGATCATCTACGATCAAATCATTATTAAGAGAAACTCCGGTAGAATTGTAGGCGGCTACTTGAACGACCTGTTCTTCACCTACAATGTGAGTTAGAACAATACTTATCCCATCATTTGCAACGTAGTCTATTCCTTGATGGAGTAAGACACCGTTCAAATATACTTGAATTCGTGACGGAGTATTTGGGTCTGGATCATACTGTAGTACATTACCCGCATCATCAGCACCAGTGATTGTCTCTAGCGTTCCGTCTGACGTATAGATGTATGCATTAAATGTGGTGGTTGCATTTAAGTCACCACCGCCACCACCTGCACCGATCTCGACAATTGTCTCTACACCATCGTATGCTCGCTTGATATACAGACGACCATCTTGGGTATTAATACCGATCTCACCTAATTTTAACTCTTCGATTCCTGGGACATCACCTAGGCCATCAAAGGTTTTAATATTTGAAGAAAGGTTCTGTACGGCACCACTGACCGGACGACCGACAGTGATTCTTCGTACCTTAGTTGTTCCGGTACGGATACCGCTAATCGTCTTGACAAGCGTGTCTGGTCCGGATGTAGAAACCCTACGTATAGGCATAGTATTACCTTGTCACTGAAGGGTTGACTTTTATTTTACCTTCTAGTACTCTTTCTATGATATTATTACCGTCGCTGTCAGCATAACTGATTTCGACATCATAAACGTAACGACCGCGTGTAGATAGTTCATCGGTCTGGAGATTGGTAAGAGATAGTGTAACCACACCACTGGTTGGGGGTTCATTGACAGTAGCAGTGAAATCCATAGTGTCAGCTGAAAGACTATTAAAGTTCTTCTTCATCTTAGCTGCAGCAGAGAAACCAGTAAGATCTTTTGTTGACCCGTCTGGATTCACTAGTTCTAATTGTAGAGCTAGATCCGAACCTTGGTCAATTGTAAAATCTTCGTAGTGTGCCATCTTCGTAAAGACCCTAAGTGTATAAATGTCTTTCTCTATTTATACAACTTAGGGAATTAGAAATTAATATTCTGAAGAAATGTCGTCTAGAACCATTTCACGGAAACTCTCAGATGTTTCCGACCAATCGAAAACATAAGAGACAGTAACGCGCCAATCTTCTGTAGAAGCAGCGTGGTACATTAGTTTTTCTGGTTCGTCATAATGACCAAAGTACGCAGCCTTACACGTCCAAGTACCTGGATTATCTTGACAACGAATGACTTCTTTAGTCTCTGGGTGAATGTAATCAAAGTAACCAGAACCGTCTTCTGAGTAAGAGAAGATTAGATTAAAACCTGGCGCATTTGCGTTGTTGTGCCAAGAGATAAATCCGCCTGGAGGGTATACTGCTGCTAGCGCATTGTGCTTCACAGACAAGAAGTTCATCATCTTGTCGTTCAGATCACGTAGGTGATGTGTCATGTCTCGCTTAAAGATCGCGTCTGCGTTTGGTTCAAACATCTGGTGAGACTTATCTGACAACTTAAAGTTGTATGCAACTAGAGACTCTGGGAACCCATCGTGACGTGTGCCTTCGTTAACAACCTGTTGCATATACTTCTCACCAACGTAGTATGGACGCTGACGAATCTGCTGTGCCGCAGTCAAATGACAGTTTTCTTTGAAACCTTCCATCGTATGTCCACGTGCTTTAGATATTGATCGTTTACCTGTGTCATATGATTGGAGTATCCTTATTTAAACCTGCAGAGAAGTGACGAATAATCACAGGCCCTGTTTCAGGTTTCGTTCTCGCCCAGTTAAGAGCGTTATAATAGTTCCATCTCAAATCGTCATCAAAGATACCGACCTTGAGATCCTTATACTTTTCTTCTTTGTTGGTCAACCACCAGAGAGAGAACTGGTCCCAAGACTTGAGACTGTCTGCATACCCATCTGGCCACCAAGTATCGTTCATTTGACGATACGTTAAGTCCCACCAATCATCCATAAATTCACGAACAATTGGTTTGCTCATATCATATAGACATACTGCACCGCATAATGTAAATTGTGCTTTACCTTCCGGTGTGTCAAAGTCACGTTCCGCGTAGATGTAACTACGGTCGTCTGTCAACGCAGTAAAGACCATATCATGGTCCTTTAGTTCATCCCACACATTGACGATATCTTCGTGTTCTACTTCCATATCAGCGTCAATGTACATCGTTATGTCGTATGGTGACTTAGCCATACCCCATAACTTCGCACGGTAGTGGTCATCACAGAAGATAATATCATCCGCAACATCCTCACCACGTGCATCAATAAATCGTTCTTCTGTCACTAGACAGATCTTACAATCCTCATAGTAGTCTCGAATCGATTCTGCTAAGTTGATTGCGTACAAATAAAAGTTGCGATTCTTAGACGCAACGATAATAAACCCTTTACTCTTTTCCATCGGTCTCGGCCTCTAGTTGGTCTTGTAGAATCATGATTGAGTACATATCGACTTCAATCTTTGATTTTGCACGACGCAATTTTGCCTTCAACTTGCGGTTCTTAGAGTTTTTAATCTCTTCAACCTCAAACGCTTCTAGTTTGTAGTTGAATAGTTTTTCTAGTTTACGCGCCTTGTTGTGTTCATCCTCACGAATCTTAGATTCTTCGGCCTCTGCCTTCTTACGAACGACACGTGCCTCAGTTTCCTCATCAATTCTTGCTTCACCTAGCGCATCAACTACTTCATTAAACAGTTCGTTTTCATCACCGTTCTTTTCAAAACGACGTAAAAACATTTGTTGGCGGGTAACACGACCCACATCATCTTCAAGTTCTAGGATACAGTTTAATTCATTTTTCTGATCTGTTTCCCAGAATGCATTATCCATCCATCGCTTATAACTCATCTATATCTCCAAAGAGTTCAATTCAATTCAAATGTATATAGTAGTCAAATAAAACGGGCCACGTGAATGACCCGTTTCGACTATTATATCACAGTGAGGGTGCTTATGCAACCCTCACATATAGTGTATATGTTTCAGTAACGTTTGTCAGACTATC